CTCATGGAGTTGCTGGTCACTGGACGAATTCGGACATTCCAAGATGGAATCGCCAATCAGAAACGCCAGCGCAAGATTGCTTTGAGCGCGCTTGAACTTTTATCTGAATATGATTTTGAATCTGAGAAAATGTCTCCAGAACAGATGAGACAAAACGGATTAAATAATTTGATGACAATGATCCAAAATATGAGGTAGTGCCTCATGGATGACAAAGCAGTCGCGTCGGTGGCTACGGGCTTTTTCTAATTTTCTCGCAAATTTGAGAATCGATAGTAAGCATATTGCCGCTGAATCCGCTGAAGCTGGAATAAGGCTCGATCTATGGGACTCGCAGCAGCGAGTTTTAGACTGTATCGGCAATGGTTTGGATGACGGAATCCACGTTTTCTACATCCTAAAATCTCGACAACTTGGCGTTTCCACGGTCACTCTGGCGATTCTTCTGTTCTGGCTCGCCATTCATCCAAGAATTTTTGGCGCTCTGGTCATCGACAACGACAAAAACTCAGAGGCATTCCGAAACATCCTGGTACGATATATGGGCAGCTTCCCGTCCAATTATTTCGGGAAAGGTTTTTCTCTCGTTCACAACAACGCAAAATTCCTAGAATTCTCCAATGGTTCCAGATTGGATTTTCTGGTGGCTGGTAAATCCAAAACGACATGGGGTGAATCGCGCGCCTATACGGTGGCGTTGCTCTCCGAGGTCTCGAAATATGGCCGCGCGGAAGGGTTGAATTCGTTCCTCGAAACCTTGTCTGAAACCAATCCGGATCGCCTCTACATGTTTGAGTCGACCGCTCATGGTCCAAATCATTGGAAAGTGATGTGGGAGGATGCCGGAATCGACATCCATATGAAACGCCGGATTTTCGTTGGGTGGTGGTCCAGCGAAGTCAACACAATCCCCGAGAAAGACCCAAGATTTAAGATTTTCGGCGCCACCGGCCCCTCGCCCAAAGAGCAAGAGCTGATTACCGCTGTCAAAAATGCCTATGGTTTTTCAGTCACTCGAAATCAACTCGCGTGGTATCGCTGGCGTGAATCAAACAAAGCCATAACCAAGGAAATGCTGGACGAATCCCAGCCATGGACCGAAGAGGATTCGTTTGTTCTCTCCGGCATGTCGTTCTTCCAGGTTCGGAAGGTCACTGAGGATCTACAGCGCGCTCTAAAAAATCCCTCTCTATGGTATCGCTATTATTTGGGCAATTCGTTCATGCTGTCCAAATGCGAACAGATAATTGATCCAAATCGGCGCGGTGAGGTTGAATTGAGGGTCTGGGAAGATCCGGTGCCGGGGGCGCGGTATGTCATTGGTTTTGATCCGGCTTACGGTCGAAACGACAACGCTGATAATAATGTCATTTGCGTGGCGCGGTGCTTTGCGGATCGCTGGGTTCAGGTGGCGGAATATGCCAGCAACCAGCATACCGCAGGTCAATCTGCGTGGGTTCTGGCGCATCTTGCGGGCTGGTATTCCAATTGCGTCGTTAACCTGGAAATCGGGGGTCCAGGAGACCAGGTGATGATGGAATTAAACTCCTTGAGGCACCAGCTTCGCTCCGAAAATTACCAAAAAGCGATGGGAGCGCCGGAGGGGGCCAAGGATTTTTTAGAAACCATGCGCTGGTATCTCTACCATAGACCGGATTCTCTGGGTCCAGGGTACGTCTATAACTGGCAAACTACCGTTCGCACAAAATTTAGGTTGATGGGTGGATTCCGTGATTCCCATGTGACCGATCAAATCCAGATAAATTCAGTGTTTTGCCTCCGAGAAATGCACGATGTCACCCAAGAGGGCGCGGAGGTTGGCGCTCCAGGCGGGTTGCATGATGACCGGGTTTTTGCCGCAGCGCTGTCGGATGAATGCTGGAAATCCTGGATTCGCCCCTCGATGATCGCGCAAGGTTTGACCTATGACCGGATCATGATGGCAACCGATAATGTCCAGTCGCGCGTCTCTGATATTCTGAACAATAGCGTAATGCGCGCTCTAAATGCCCCGAAACCAGAACCTCCGATCAACAAGTTTCTGTTGGAACGCGGATTAGCTTAGTATAAAAAGGACTAATCATGGGAAGACATGCATCGGTTCACACCGAAAAGTATCCGAAAATTTCAGAACCAGAGCCCCCGGAAAAGGCATTTGATTATCATGCCCTGAATCCGGATGACGCAAAGTCTCGATCATATCCGTATGATGGGAGCGTGGTTTTCGTCTCTCCAGACGAAAAAAATCATGGAATTGCAGCGGTTTGGTCGACCTCTCGAAAAATAAATGGATCGAGATGGACTCCATATAGCCGATGGGTGACGCCCTTGACCAAGGCGACGTTGCCGTTTGAGCCGGTTTTTTGGCGCAAATTCACCGGCTACGAGGATTAAGCCAAAATGGAATTCTGGATCAAAAACCGTTGCCAGAGTTGCCACCATACTTACCGATTCAAAGCCGTCAGTGATTTTGATGACGCGTCTGATGTCGAAGATAAACCGTGCCCCAAGTGTTCAAAAGAGCAAAAAACCAGGGGCATGGATGTAAGCGCTGGGAAAGCGCCATCGGTTGGCGGGTCCGATATTGTCCGAGCGATGGACCATACCGCAGATATTGTGATGGACAATTATCAGATGACCGATCTGAATTCAGATGGTCGACCTGGCGCGACAATGGCCCCAAAATTGCCCCCTCACCAGCAAGAACGCGCCGACAATTTCTTTAGCCCGAGAAATAACACCCTCATCGGGGCGAGAGCCAAACAGATGGTTGCCGCAGCGGCTCAGGGAAAGGGTCTGGGGGCGTTCGCGCCTCCACGAGACCCAAGGACACCGGACCCTATCGCGCTGGTCCAGGCGACCCGCCAACGTCCTCCCGTGCAGCTGCTTAATCCGCGCGACCGAAATGGGCGATTTATCACATGATCATCCCGGATAGAGATATTGAGGATTGGGCGTCAGAAATCATCCGCCAATGCACGCCAGACAACCAGGACCGATTGCAACGCGGCGCTTTCTTCAAAAATCTCTATCTCTCCGGCGATGAAAATGGCGATGCCGCGATATTCAACAAAACGTTCGATAGCATTGAGGACGTCACATCTTATCTCTGTTCGTCGGTGGATCTTCGCTATTCGGTAAATTACCCCGGAGGAGGATCTGCTCTCCAGCGCGCGCAAGCGGAGTCTATTTCTCATGAACTTCTTGACCAGTCGCGGCAAACCGAGCTGGATACGCTTTACGAGGAAGCAACACGCTGGGCGCTGGTTAAGGGCATAACGTTCATCAAAATGCTTTGGAGCGTAAACGGTCTAGAGCCTCACATGATCATGCCCGAATTTATGGGGGTGATGAGGGCGGATATTAACTCTCTCGACCAGCAAGAGGCGTTCGTTCACTCCACCTATTTGACCCGCGATCAATTCAGGATGTTGATCAAAGACCATCCAGACGCGAAAAAAATCTACAAGCGCGCGATCCAATTTTCCGCTCAAACCAGATCCGCAGATGGACCGGACCAAGCGGCGATGCTGAAGCAGGTTATCGTTGGCGGGTTCCAGCCTTACCAGGGGGTGGGAGGCGTCGGTAGCGCAAACCCACAAACGACAAACGGAATGGTTCAGTGGCTCGCCGGTCCCTATCCAAGCTTTGATCCAAAAGTGATTACAGAACTGGTGAGGGTGGACGAGCTATGGGTGAGAGACGACGCGAGGGCGGATGACGAGGGACGCCGCGAATGGTCCACATTCCAAGTTATCGGCAACATTATGCTGTTCGGGAAAGAACAGCGCATGAATATTTTCGCCGACGCTCTTGACCCATACAATAAGACGCCAATCCGCCAACCGTTTGAGGGAAATCCCCTCTCGTTCAAGCATCCATTCGTGGAATTCTGCCCTAATCGGCTCCAGAACTATTTCTGGGGGCGCTCAGAGGTTGCCAACATCGCGCTCATGCAGAGGCAACTGAACAAGCGGATCAACGGCATCAACGGATTGCTCCGGCTCCAGGAACAGCCCCCGATAGCGTTCTTGGGTGGCTCCATGATGGACCAGGAGAAAAAATCCAAACTCACCAAACCAGGCGGGTGGATGCACGATCCAGACCCAACCGCCAAACCTCCCACAGTCCTGGCGCCGACACTTCCCCCGGATCTCTGGCAAAGCCTGGAACAAACCGAGCGTATGTTTGACGTGATGACCGGAATGACGCCAACGCTCCAAGGTTTGGCATCTCCATCCGTTCGATCTCATGGGCAAACAGGGCAACTCACCAGCAACGCAACGCCGCGGTTCAAAACAAAATCAATCCGGGTTGAGAGGGCAATCCAAACTTGCGCCGGTTTGCTTCTGGACCTCCTAAAAGCAAAATCAACGAATCTTCTGACGGCGTGGGTTCTGCCAACTCCAGACACCTCTCCGGAATTGATGGGTAAGCTGATTGACCCGGTTGTCCAGCCTCCCTCTCCAGGGATGAAGGCATTCCAATTTTATATGTCCGATGTCCCCAACAATGTTCGGGTGACGGTGGATGCTCATAGCTCATCGCCGACATTTGGCGACGAAACGGAACAGAAAGCCATTCTGTTGAAGAAGGCGAATGCCATGAGCAACACGCAATTCGTTGAACAGATCAATCCGCCAAATGCAGAGGTTGTCATTGCGGAGGTCCGTACAGCGGAAGTCGCGGCGGCGGCGGCGCAAGCGGCGGCGGCGCAACAAGGCGGTCCACCCCCAGGAAAACCGGGGAAGAAATGACCCCTGACGAACTCGAAACCCGAGGAAGATTGCTTTACGGAAGGCAATGGCAAAGCGCTTTGGCGCGCAATCTAAAAGTCCATCGCGTCACAATTTTTCGATGGATGGCAGGAACAAAAATCCCTCCATGGGAGGAGGAAAGAATTGAGGTTCTTTTAGAGACTAGAACCCGATTGCTTCAATCCATGTTGGTAAATATCGCTCGACAAAAAGCCTATAAATGCAGCGATTATGCTGCATAATTGCAGGAAATACCTATTTCTTTTGACGATTAAGTAAAAACGGAAAATAGCTAAGGCCACGCCGATTTTGGCGTCACAATGGGACCGGAAAATCCGGACTCCCCTCAACATTAGAGGAGTGTGAAATGGCCA